GCAAAGATTGTTTGGCTACGTCAGGGGCATATTCTTTCGTAACAGTTTTGTGCCTTGAAGCGTAGCGGAAAGGAATGGTCATAATCATGACGTTTGATGAGATGATTTTCACTATAGAAGATTTAAATGCCACCCAGGGCGTGTCTATTGAAGCGATTCCTCATGGGAGCAATCTACTACATCAATTCAGAAAACGGCAGATAGAGCGTATAACCATGTACCAAGATATTCTCGCTCTATATTTAGAAACAAGGTCTGTGCCTTTCACGGAAGATGATATTAAAGGTTACATTGAGAGAGTGGTTCTGAGAACGAATACTTACATGAACTACTTTTGGCCTCCTGCAAACAATCCGTTTTCTCATCAGGCTGATTTTACATCAAGTATCATTCCTGAAATGCTCTGCACGATATTCGAAAATATTATTAAATCCAAGGGAGCAGGTTTGGAAGTATCTGCTCAAAAGGATCTTACAATAGAATGTACTTTCGACATATCTGATGGCGGTAAGATTTGTTTCAAAAACAAGCGAGTGGATGTGGCTGTTGTTCAGCAGTGCGAATTGGCATTTAATGGAAAGACAACGGAACTTCCGATACCGCTATTGGCTATTGAATGCAAAACAAATCTCGATAAAAATATGCTTTCTGGAATCGAGCATTCAGTTACAGAATTAAAGAAAACCTTCCCGACCTGTCACTACTTTGTGGTAACAGAGTGCTCGGATTTTGATGTAAAAAAAGCAAACTATGCCTCATCAGGAATTGATGAAATGTTTATCCTGAGAAAACAGAAGCGTGGGGTAATTAGGAGAAACCCTGAACTAAGAAATCCTATCGACGCTTCACTTGTATGTGAAGTGGCAGAGACACTGATTTCTAATATTGATGATATGAGTTCGGATACCGTTGACCTGACTACACGAATGCAGAATGGGAAACTAATCGGGAGAGATCAATAATGGAGATTCTTGATAATAAACATATACATGGGAAAAATCTTAGAGACTATACAGCGAAACAGAGAGGAATCAAGCGAAAAACTTTTAATCGCCTAATGGAGGAGTATTTTAGGTATCGCGAGAAAATTGCAGCTGTAGACTTCTTGACTGAAGATGGATTAAGGGAGTATGTATCAGCACTAAATACATATCGGGCAGCGGCCGTTCCTGTATTTGATTCTCTCGATAATAATGGTCAAGTTGCACTGGGATACACTATCATGGAAGAGTTTTTCTATCTCCTTTTTCAGAAGAAGGTCGAGTCCATGAATGTTGAACATGAAAACTTATTTATTGGAAAAGGAAACTCGTATGTGAGCCTAAGTTTTACGCCTGCTTCATTTGGAGAGTTGTTTAGCAATCCAAAAGCCTATATCCACACTAAGGATCAGGACTTTGTGCTTGGTGCGAATGTTGAAATTATGATAAAGGCAGATGGTGAGCAAGAAACAACAACTACTGTTATTCCAGCCGTTGCCATTGAGTGTAAAACATACTTGGAGCGAAATATGCTGGACTCTTGCGCTGCCACAGCAAGCAGATTGAAGACAGCAATGCCTTATTGCATTTACATCGTTGCTTCTGAATATATGAAAATGTCAGACGCTGCTCCAGAACTTACCGATATTGACGAAGTATATATTTTGTGCCGGGCAAAAAACGCAGATCGAGAGAGAAGGAAACGCGAAAATTTACCACTATTTGATATAGATGCGGATCTAATCATTGACTTATATAATCGAGTATCCAGACATCTTAATGCTATCTGGTGGAAGCCAGAAGATGCGGTTGAAAACGGGAAAATAATCAATCGTCCGATCTGATTCTTGATGAGGGTGGGAATGCGTATGGCAACAGGCCGTTCATTCGCTGAGTTTGTAAAGGATAAATGCTATAACGGCTTGTACCAGACTGCTGAAGCCTACGTCAACGAAAATTGAGAGTTGATGAACCTCTATACCAGGAACATTCACCGTGTCGAGTATGCGGAGATGGCTGATGCAACAATTGAGAGGGTGTATGTTCGGGATCTGCCGGGAATGCGCGTTGCCTTTGAGGTCGGTCTGTAGCTGGAAATCGATGTCAAAGAGGGCGATCCACTATGACGAAAGCGACCAATGCTATCCCTGGATTCGCGTTTATTGCGAAGGCGATCTCTCCTGTGGGCTTGATGATTGGGAGATCCTTCGGGTAGAACCGTACAGTCAGAAAAGCGCACCTCCCAATTCCCTGTCTGACGTACTTGTTCCTTTTATACCATGTGATCAGCTTGATAAGGTTGGTTCGTTGTAAAATGAAGTTGAACAGCTAAACAAAAACAAAATCCATAGTGACTTCCCGTGCTATAATGGTTCTGCTACAAAACATCAGCAAAGGAGCAATCACTATGGATCACACCCATTCTACCACAACGGAGGTCGTTCGTAAATCGGGAAAGCACCTTACTCTTGATGAAAGAGGGCACATACAGGCACTTCACCGTGAGGGATTCTCGCTTCGCGCCATAGCCGCACGGATTGGATGCTCGCACACAACGATCCACTATGAGTTTAGACGTGGGACGCCTGAACGCCAATCTGCTCGCGGGCGGTCTCCGCAATATACGGCAAAACGCGGGCAGCAGGCTTACCTCGCGCATCGAAAGAGTTCCAAACGACCGTACAAGGTTGACGGCGAGGTCTGTGCTCCATTCCTGCGTTGGATGACCGAAAAAATACGCAAGAACAAGTGGTCGGTTGATATGTGCGTCGGGGATGCCAGGGCGAACAAACGGTTCGACGAGGAAGGCATCCCATGCACCAAGACGCTTTACAATATGCTGATGTTGTATAAATAAAGTTGACAACTTCTTCGCAAGGATTTTAGATAAAGTCAAAGAGGAGAAGGAGAGGTCAAAATGGCAGCAAACAGGCAATACGATCACGAATTTAAGGTGCAGGCTATCAAGCTGGCGCAGGAAATCGGCCAGGCAAAAGCCGCCAAAGAGCTAGGAATTTCCAAGAATACGATGTATACATGGACACGCGCACAACGTCTTGGATATTTGGATCTTGGGTGCGGCACGCAAACACCACAGAGTGCCCAGAGTTTGCACGAGGAGCTCGTGCAGCTTCGCGCCCAGCTCAAGGCACAGGATAAGGAAATTCGACGTCTGAAGAAAGAGAATGACTTTCTGGAAGAAGCAAGCGCTTTTTTCGCCGCGAGCCGTCTGAAGTCAACAAAAACGAACGTATGA